TGAGGAGATTGCTTGGCAACTGATCCGTGCAGTCTCTTGGCATTCTGGTTAGCTTGGAAAGTTTTATGGGTAGGCACACCCAACCAATTTGGTCACCCTGGCTCACCACCGTATAGAGCTATCCGTCATTAGCATAACCCAAGACTTCAATTAGATATACGTTGGTGCGGGCTCCTCACGACGCCATGCATATGCCAGTGCCCTGGGGGTGTACTATCCCGACTATACTTGCCTAGTATAGCCCAGCAATTAAGTTGCCAAACTCGTGAACACATTTTGGTTTTTCCCACTCACTCCATGTCAAGGAGTAGGACTCTTCCAACGATTCTTGAACGTCTGGTAAGATGCCGAAAGCTTCGTAGAAGGACACACGTGAATCACTCGACGGCTCCGAGTGTTTCACTGCCATTCCCAAAGCTAAATACTGCATACCGGTCTCTAGCTCTATCGCACGCATCTTCCCTTTCCAGTTACGGAAATTGCGTTCTGTAGTGCCGCGAATGAGAGAAGTGTAGAAGCTTGTGTAGACGGGTAAGTCGCCAGCTAGCGACAAACCACACATGCCGATGGCCCGGCGATAGAAATCGAGGTCCGCTTTCGAGTTGATGTTCTTAACACTGACTAAGTCCTTGTTAAGGCACTCCCTAGGGTCACGAACCATACGATACACGCCTCCACCCACATTGATAGCCCTGGTTTGGCAGAAACTTATGTGCTCCAAAACTGACACATGAGGATCCACCACCATGACCATCCCAAGCCTCTCAAACCAAGGGGTGAGATCTGCTAATTGGCCTACATTCTCCCTCTCCATCACCAGTACGCAGTCGTCTCCATCGTTGATCAGAGCAATCTTAAAGTCCTTAGTTCTCGCGTACGAATGCATCATTAGGCACATCAACATGACGTTACCTAACGATGTATTCATATCGCCAGACATTCGCGACCCATCGACCTTGTACGTTATCTTACCGTCCGTCGCATAGACGTGACCAATATTCCTGAGCTGCCAACGGAGCAACTCACTCAGGTGTTGATCGCGGAACAGTGTTCGATACACAGAATGTTCTAACACCAATAACGCACGCGAGACATGCTGGTCGAATCGAGACGCATCCACGCTAACTGCAACAGGATGAACAAATTCATCCCATGTAGCCTTCATGGCGCGCCCTCTTTGATCAGCATTCTTGCCCTTCATGACAGTGGAACGGCCCCACATCTTATCTATGGCGTTATAGATCATGTGCTCACACGACTTGATGTAACAACCCACCTCTAAATTATATCTGGGGGAGCGCGGCTGGATGACTCGAGGATCTGCATCCGGCTTGCGCGATAAATTTAGTTTTTCAGCCTTCACGAATGTCTTCAAATGTGCATCTTTTCTCTCTACATGGTTATCATAGAGGGAACGAAGCGCTTGTTCGTACACCGACCGTTTACGGCCCGTATAACATGACACGAATTTCTCGCGCGTATACGGGGCGATGGGATGGCAATACGACAGCAGTTCGTTCCTGGACCGAAACAGTATTTGATGGACTACGTTAACACGGGGCCGAAACGGTCTTTCATAACCGTCGGGTGTCCGATGGAAGAACACACGTGTCAACAATCCGCGAACGGTTGTTGTTACATCAGCGTTTTGTACGCCGTACTGAACACCTCCCCCCCATGGAGCAAGTGCAGTAAGTTTTCGCTCTTTGATATACCCATCATCATATCGCGTGATTTCCAACCTGTCAAACCTCTGCTCGTCCCTCAGCCGTTCAATTAAGAAGGCTTCATCAGGAAAAGCAGAACTGACACCACGCTTATAACTCGGGCATCCCTAGAGCAACGGACGTTGAAAGAGGGTACGGCGTTCTGCGGGTGTCAACGGAATAAATTGGCCACGCAGCGCCTTGTACTGTTTGTAGAACCACCAAGTCCAACCGGTAAAGTAAGTGTCTCCCATCAACTGCGAAAGTTGAATCTCACTAACCGTTGGGGCAAAGACCAATGCGGTAATTTTACGCACATGCTTTTCGAGATCAGTTCCTCGAATATCAGCACGCTCCGCCATGATCACAGCCAGAACTTTCCGGCGAGCAATCTCCACATTAGCTGCCGTGTACGTTGGGTTTCCGAGGTGCACCTTGACTTCCGCCAAGATGAACCGTTGGAACTGCGTAACGCGACAGCGAAATGGAGCGATCATCTCCGGTTCCTGGTCGTCCTCCTCTTCCTCCTCCTCCTGGTCCTCAACCTGCTCCGGTTCGCGTCCTTCCATTTGAACGAGCAGTTCCTCGGCAAGCTCGCGCTCACCTCGGACCCGTCTCGGTTCAACTGGAGCGAACTGGGGCTGAGCCGCCTGTGGGTCGCTCAGTTCCTCATCGAGAGTATCATCTTGCTCTGCGACGAGACCCAGGAGTTCCGTCCGTTTGTGCAGGTTGTAGTACGATCGAGCGACGTACACACCGGCAGCGGTAACTGCTGCTAGTCCAGGATGGCTAACAACAGCTTTCGTCACTGCGCCTGCAGATTGAACCAGCACCGTCGACAAGGTACGTTGAGGTGCTGCTTTCCACCACGCATAGATTCCAATGACGGCACATTGGATCGCCAGCGGGGCGAAAAATTTTGCTTCATTTGCGTGTTGCATAATGAAACACGGGAAAAC